TGGTTCGGATACATGCATGAGTGGAAACAAAATCCTGATGAAATAATCTATGACTACGGCATCAATGAAGTCTCTGAAGCATGGGCCGCAGATTATGATGAGCACTGCTCGGAGGTGGCGTGATGAAAGTAACTTCCAGAGATGGCGAACAGTATGATCTTGATGTGCAGGGTGCGATAGCTATACTTGAGTACGCGGCATCGGTCTACTGCACCCAGTATTGCGCCGACATGCTTTACACTTCTGAAGAGGTATCAGCTTCGCTTGCCCTTCTGAAGAAGGAGGTGGCATGAATGAGTAGGAACAGCGAACCAAAAAACCCAGAGTTTATTGCTCTGATTGAGAAACACAACCTGACGAGTAAACAGGTCTCGGAACTACTTGATCTACCATTCTCTACAGTTGACAACTGGAGGCGTGGCAAAGCTTCTAAGTACGCTCCAAAGATGTCACCGACTAATCTTAAACTCTTAAAATTAACTCTAGACGCCTAGCCCCTTCGGGGGCTTTTTTTTGGTCTAAATTATTATTCAAATTTTACAGAATCATCATCCTATCAACATCATAATGGCCGACCAATTCAACGTCGGCTTGATCCCTTCTGTTAGCCCCCGTCCTACCGCCAACCTGAAAATCATCAGGTGTCTCGGCAAAATTTATATACCTAATTTCATCATCGTACTTCACTACAAAAAAGCTAGGCACCTTGATCTGATCCGATAACTGGTTGGCCTTAGCTCGCTTATTGACTGAAAAAATAATGGTAGGATATTTACTGGCCGTAACATTCCTAACCCTAATCTCAGCTAGAGCCACTAGCCTATTATTTCGTATCAAGGCAAAGTCTAGCCTGTAGCTCAGTGGTAGCTTTAAGTAGTCACATTGCCATTTTTCTGCGGCAGTGTGCATAACCTTAGCCTCTCGACTTAGATCAGCGGCTGTTTCGTAAAGTGGTCTTGCCATTAAGCTCGTCCTTTCCTTTGGTCTGATTCCCATAAACTTTTGACTGATAGCTTCACGATAGGCTTGAAGTGAGTTATGTCTAAGTCATCCGGTATTGAGTCAATTGCGGCTCGACGCTCTTCCTTCGTGCTTAAGTCAAGTATCGCTCGCGGCAAGTAGTACATCAGCGTTGCTTTGGCTAGCTGACGGAACTGCGGCTTCATGTTCTCTTCTATGTATTTCAGGCACTGGGGGTAATATGCTTTTTCCGCCGCAATTTTTGAATGGTGAGTCATCTCGCTAGGCTTCATTTAAACTTCAACAACTCACGCATAAGCATGATTCCAGTCTCATAATCGACACTAGCCGTCTCGTCCTCGTACCCTGCACCCATCAAATCAGATAGCCGGAACACAAACTTAATCGGCTGTCGGTCATACTTATAAATCAGAAGGGGTATATGCGTGTCGCCCGCAGAAGTGAGCGTTTGATCCCACCACGCCTCCTTATGCCAATGTCCTGCGGCATAACGCTTGGCCTCGATCATTAAGTTATTAAACTCAATGTCAGCCTTGCCCGCGACTTGATATTGATCTAAGTTTCTTTTTAAGTGATCAGCGCACTCACCAAACTCATCTTGAAATTTCTTGATCAGCTCACGCTCAAACGCATGGCCTTTTGCTCTGCCGTTAATCATTTCGAGGATCATCCCCCATTGAAAATCTGTTGTACCAAATCGACTTCATCTTGTCCTGCTCTGAAGAGTTCCCGTCCTTCGATCCATTTCGCCACTGGTACTTAAACGATGTGATCTCGGCCCACTCCTCAACTCTCTGCTTACCGTATAACTGAATCATGATGTCGATGCATTCGGCACCAGTTGCATGCGTGTAATGAGACGGCGAATAGACGTTCTCCTCTCTCAAGATTGCAGGATGCTCTTTTCTGACTCGATCCCAATCTTGAGGTGTAGCCGAGTTAATCCCATCCGATTTTCTCTCGGACGTATTCTCGAAGATCATGCTCGGCTCCGTACCTTTCAACGAATTTTGCTTTCGACGGGTGTCTTGATGTGAATCTTTCATTGTCTTCTCCTGCCCTGTGGTGCAAGTAGCACAACGGGATTGAATTGAAGTGAGCTTCAGGTTTCGTCTTGCCGTCGATGTGATGAATTTCTGCGGGGGAAGTCACCCCCAAGAATTTCTTACACACAACGCACCCGAAATCAGATATTGCGGACATCCATTTTTTCTCTTCGACTGTGGGTGTCCTCCCCTTCATTCAGCGGCTTCATATAAAGTTTCAACCGAAACATCAAAATGATCTGCCAGTTTTTTCATAACGCTAAATGTCGGTGAAGCAGTCTTACCGTTAATAAATCGATTAATGGTTGGTTGTGGCACACCAGTCCGCCGACTCAAAGAGCTTTGGCTAATATTGTTTTCGCGCATCATGTCTTTCAGTTTGTTGTCTTTCATTTTTTATACCTTTAAGTTAAAAATTCTCGTTTAAGTGTTGTAGATTCTGTTTTTTTCAAACCTGAGGTTAGCCATAGTTGACTGCCATACCTTGAACTCAACTTCACAGGCAGACAGGTTGCTTTTAGCTGAAGCCAGAGCACCCTTAGCCATGCCTCTGGCTAATCTAGCCTCGAAGACCGCATAGTCTTCATCCGCCGTTCTCTGTTGCTTGGCATGCGTCTTATCACCCTGAGCCTCTGCTGACACCATCACTTGTGCAATGATTCTCTTTTCTTCAGCTTCAGCCTTGCCTAGGTTGTACTCCGCGTTGGCTATCCGCTTTCCGGCCTCACGCATGTTCTCAGCAAAATTTTCTGTATCTTCCATTAGCTTTCCTTTGAATAATTAATATAAAATTTTGGCTTGGAACCTTTGCGCTCTTTAAACTGCATGCAACCTGAGTCGAATTCAAAGCCAACCTTTCCTTCCCACTGGCCGTTTCGGTTTTTCAGAACTTCGAGGTATGAGTCCCACTGTTTGGTATATTTTTCATCCGGCTCCTCGCCCAACATCTCTGCCTGAGCAAGCATTTCGATCTTCTTTTTATTTTTAAAAATCATAACGACGCCGTCACTCAAATCTGTGACCGAGCCTGAACCCTTAATGTCATATTTATTTGGAGCTAGATATTCGTTCTCACCTTTGCGGACATGGGTGACTAAAAAGATCGTGACGGGAAAAGCCATCTTAAAATTGACTAACTGCTCAATGAATTTTTGCTGACCCTCATAATCGTCCTGTCTAACCATATTGGTTAGTGAGTCAATGACAAACATGTTGATGCCGTAACGGCGGTAGGCGTACTCGAAGCAATCCATTAGATCTTTTGGCTTTGGAGTCAACTTATCCACAAAAAGCCATAGGTTAGGTGCCAGCCAGTCTAATATCGCCTTTCGGTAAGGTTTGGGGGGTGTTCCTACGCCGGCGGCTTGGCGCATCATCCTGCCAAGAGTTGCTCTAGCCGGCATCTCCATTGAGGCAATTAACACCTTCTGATCTTGCTCGACGGCATTTAAAGCAATCTGACCTAGAATTAACGACTTTCCGTGGCCGTTGATTCCACCAACCAACCATAGTTCATGGGGCCGAAACCGAAGATCCTCCTCATCAAGCTTTGCCCACCCTGAACCGAATCCTGCGGTGTCTTCCTCAATACTAAAAAACTGATCAAGGTCATCTTCAAACTCGATCACCGATCTAAGCGTTGACGGATCTTTCCATACCGCCTCATCGTAGGCACACTTCAGTACAAACTGGGCATGCTCATACGCCGCATTTGGACTCTCACCCGTCATCAAAAGCTCATTGATATCCTTGGTCGGTAGGTTAATCCGGAAACAGCGGTCACCTAAACGACTCATAATTTCTGCGGCGGCAAGCTCCCCTTGTTCATCCATGTCGGTAGCTATCAAGATGCGCTCGAATCGGGCAAGGTTCTCGTACTCAGCCTCAATCCATTTAGTCTGCTTGGCCCCTTTGCCTCCGCCCATTGGGACTGATAGGGCTGAAAATCCAAGCTCACTACAGGCAATGGCATCCCATTCGCCCTCGGTGATCCAGACTTCCCTAGCATCAGCCGGCAGTGCATGCCAACCAAACAAGATTGGCTTTAAATCTTTTTGTGTCGAAGGGTTCCCATCATGATCCATGGGCTTCGTCTTAATAAATACAAGCTCGCCAGAGGGATCGTGAAAAGGGAATACAACATCCTTACCGCCCCTCGTATCAGTTTCATAGATCTTGTATCGGAAACATATCTCCCCTACGTCCTTGAAGCCTCTCTTCTCCATGTATCCGTGGAGGATATTGCTATTGTCTTGCTCTGGGAGTTTAGGCTTGGAGTAGGTTTTATTTTTTACGCCGCTGAATTTTTTTGCCGGAGCGCCATCTCGTAT